TTGGAGCGAGTGTTGGCCGGTGGGACAACAGGCAAGGGCTTACTCATGGGTGCAGCTACAGGCGCACTCAAAGAATTGCCAAGCGAAGTATTGGAAGAAACAGGCGGCAGATTTACACAGAACCTTGCCTTGCGCGAAGTCAAGCCAGACCAAAGTCTTACACAAGGACTGGGCGCAACCGCTGGTCAAGCGGCTCTTGGCGCGGTGGGTCTGGGTGGTGTGACTGGAGCTATTGGTGGACGTGGCGGTGCTGCGCCTGAAGTACCTGCTGATCAACAGCAACAAGCCCCTGCCGTAACACCTGCGCCTACTGCGGCTCCTGAAGCAGAGAAAGAACGCACGCTTGAAGAGTTGCTTGCCGCTGGTAAACGTCCACCTCCTGAATTTAAAGCACCAGAAGGCGTAACTATTACTGCGCCCAAAGGCTCACTAGAAGAGCTTGAGCAGATCATTGCTGCACAGCAACAAAAGTATGATGAGCGCCAAAAAGAATTACAAGATATAAAAGATAAATCTGGATTTTTACCACCCGCAAAACTTGCAAAAAATGTACAACTTGCTGCTGAACTTACATCAATGCGGGAAGCGCTTGCCAAAAGGATTGAGGCTGGAGAAACGTATGTTGCAAAATCTGACCAAGGAGCAGGTGGAGATGGCTCTGGAGTATCTGTACCACAAAGTAATAATGTACCCCCCGCCGAAGGAACTGGAACACCTGAACGAGGCGGAGTGGATAGTACTAGACAAGATGCTGGAGGGCTTGATACGGGAGCAGCAGGACAGCAGGCTGCAATAACACCACCAGCAGAAACACAAATTGTAAAACCCACAGGAGCAGACGTTGGCACTCAAACCGCTGAAACCAAGCAAACAGAAACGCAAGGACAAAAACCACCCGCAGCCCCCGCTGTAAAAACTGCTGCGCAACAAAAGTTAGACGAGCTTAATAGTCTTTTTGGAGATGATGGACTTCCTGCTACACGTCGCACCAACGAGCAAATTGCACGCGATGATAAAGTAGATGCAATAGCTGAGCAGTATGGATTAACACGTAAAAAAGGCGAATCTTCTCAAGATTTAAAAAACCGTATTACAGAAGTACTTTTGAATACTGCTGAGTTTGAGCAAGCGCGTGGCACAGATCCTGAGACTAATATCAGTAACATACCGTTGTCTGAAGTTAGCGAACAGACTATTGCTAAACAACAATTAGGTAAGGTAACTCCCTACATTCCGCCTGATCTTCAAATAGAAGAATACGAAAAAGCTCGTCAAGCATACAACACAGGGTTAGGAGAAGACGAAGCAATTTTGCCTGCATATAAACAATTGACTGATGATGAGCGTAGAGTTTACTTTGAAGAAAACATAACTCGTCCCGGTAGAGGCAAGCCTGAAGAACACGTTAAAGCCGCAGAAAAATTAGCTATCTATCGCGCTGGATCAAAGTCAGAAACTTTTGAAGGCGAAAATAAATCAAAGCGTATTTACAATCGTGAACGCAGTGAGTTTGGTAAAAGAACAGGATTGGCTTATTCTTTTCCTGACTGGGCTTCGTTGTCAGATGAAAGCAAAAAGCTTTATGCTTCGATCAACAAAGTAGATTCTCCGCTTGAATTGGACATGGCGTTCCGCGCTGTAAAGAAACAAATTCAAAAAGAAAAGTTAGAAGAATCTTCTAGAGAATTATTGCAAGATGCGGAGCGTCGTTCATTGCAACAAATGCAAGCTGCCGCAGAACGTGCTCGCGCATCACAGCCTTCTGGCAAAGGTGACATACTGCCTGCTGATATTGTTAAAGCACTGTACGAAGGCGACATCAAAACTGTATTAAATTACCTCAACGAAAAAGGTAATGGTTTAGCAGTAAAAGAAAACATAGTTTCTGTTTTAACCAAAGTAAAAACAGTTGCGGGGCGTTACAACAAAAAAACCGGAAAATTTAGTTCGCCTTATTACCGGCCAATATTTAAAGATAGAAAACTTCCAATCCGTGATTCAATTGCAATGGGCGTATTTCGCGCACTTGCTGGAACGTTGGGCAACATTGATAACTTTAAAGTCAACGTTGTATATGATGAAAATTTAATCTATGACCAGCTTGCTGTATATAAAGCCAGCACAAACACAATTTATGTTGGCCCGAACGGATTAGATGAGGCAACCATTCTGCATGAGTTGTTGCATGCAGCGACTGTAAAGATCATTCATCAATACTTTACTGATCCAACTAAACTTCCAGCGCGTTCACGCGAATCCGTAAAACGTTTAATTCAAATTGCATCTGCGGCTAAAAAAGTACTTGGCAATAGGCCAGAGTTTCAACCTGCATTTACTGACCTGTACGAGTTTGTGGCTTATTCACAAACTGACATGGATTTTCAATTTGAACTATCTAAGATTCAAGTAGCAAGTCTGGCATCTGCTACGGCAAAAACAGAAGAACAATCATTAGAACTTCAAGAAGAACGTAAAACAGATCGCGGAATATCGGGTTACGACACGTTTATGGACACGTTGTTTGGGTACTACACAGGTACTCTGGCATACATGTATAAATTGTTTACGCCCGGCTCCAAAGCTACTCGCGTACTCATGCCTACTGAAACGTCTAAATTGACACGTAGAACTGAGCCGGTTACTAAAAAAGAACTTGCTGATAGAGAGATCAAACAGAAAAAGCTTGTACCTAACAGCGATGAAAACATTGATGACTTTAATGCTCGCATTGATGAAAGAATTGAAAAGCTCTATACCAAAATAGAAGATTTAAAGGTATCAGACGAAGAGCGCGTATTGAGCACTATGCAACGCTACGAGCAAGAGATTCAAGACCTTGAAGATTCTAAAGTAAAAACACTTTCTAAGGAGAGTGAAGAAGCGCTTGCGCCTGAAACTTTATTCGACAATCCAGAAGAAGAAATGAAGGCCGCTGACATTCCTGCATATGAAGGGGAATTGGTTATACAGCGTGGTGTTGCAAATTTAAAACGCGATGTATTGAGAGAACCCGGATATAAAGGCAACTTGCTTTTGGAAGCCGCAGAAATGGTTCAAGCAATTCTTGCTGCACCTGAAGGTGGCATTGAACGTCTTGCGGGTTTAGGAGGAATTAGTACAGAGTTACCTGCTACTAAACCTAAAGCAGCTGGTAAACCTACTACGCAGAAAGCACCAAAGAAAACTACGCAACGTTCTCCTGACGAGATCATTGCAGAGCAAAAACTGCCTGATGAAAAGAGCACGCATAAGGTTCGTGATTTTATAACCAGCACTGCTGGCATGCGCAGGCTTGCTACCATCTTTGCAAACAGCCGTTACCCTATCAAGGTATGGGAAGATGCATTACAACGTGCAAAGAAAACTATTGATGCTGGCCCTGATCTAAACAACATCTATACACAGATCACATTGTCTGCGGCGCGCGCTAAAGATTTGTATCTGACAATGGTCAATACGCCAGCCACTAAACTGCAAGAAGCTATTGGTGAATATGCAAAAGCCGCCAAGGTTGATTCTAATTTGGCACTAAAGCAGTTGCATACATACTTTATGGCGCTGCATGAGCCAGAGCGTCGCGCAATTAAATTCTTGCGCAATGTACCTTTGAAGAACTCAGATGTGCAATTTACAGATGCGCAATCTAATACTCGCACAATTAACCCAGCTAACTTCCGTAAAGATGTACTAGATGCAGTTGAGTCAGGTAAGTTAACTAAGAAAGAAATCAAACGCTTACGTAAAGAGTTGGATGCAGTTGTTGCGCAGTTTGCCGAAGCTTCAGGTGATAGCCCTGCGGGTTACAAGACTATTGACATGAACGGCTCAGATTACAACGTGATTGGCAATCTGTCCCCTGCTGAAGCAAAAGCTATTCGTGATAAGTTTGATGGCGACAAAAAGGCTGATGCAGTGATTACTGCTCTGAAAGCCATGAACGATGTCACAGCCGAGCTAAACAAGCGGGCTAACTATTGGTCTAAGCCTGTGCAAAGTGTCGTAGACTTTTACGGCTGGGAGCACTATATCCCATTCAAAGGCAAGGAAGTATCAAGTAGCCAAGATGGAATGCTTGACTTTGATATTCTTAGAACAGATAAACGCTTTGCAGAAAAACTGCAAGACTTTCAAAGTGAGTTTGAAGGCCGTGAGTCATGGTCAGATAATTCATTAACGCAGATCATGAGCGATGCTACACGCGCTGCGATGCGTGCTGGGCGCAAAGATTTGACGCTGGCAATTAAGAATGCCATTGATCAGAAGTTGTTGATGGGTTCAGTCAATGAAGTTAAAGGTTTGAATGGCAAACCAATTGAGTTTGCTGACCGCAACAAAATTGATTTGGGTGAGTTGGCTGGTAAGACTACCATCTTCCACTACAACGAGAACGGTAGCATTGATGTGTTGCAGGTGTACAGCGAAGCTGAGCGCAATGCCATCCGTCGCGCATACCAGCAGACCAATCCTTTGATGGATATGCTCAATCAAGTTACTAGCTCAATAGGTCAATTCCACACACGCTATAACGTAGCGTTTGCGCCAATGAACTACTTCCGTGATATGTTGACCAATGCATTTACCATTGGCACAGACATGGATGCAGCGACTGCTGCGCAATACATCGGCGCTGTTACATCACAAGTTGTGAATGGCGGTATGTACAAGACATGGAAGATTGCTAGTCTGTACAACGCAGGTAAGACTGCTGAACTCAATGCGTTTGTTGCAAAAGACAAATCAGGCTTCTCCAAAGATGTCGTGGAATACATCAAAGAGGGCGGCATGGTTTCCTATCTGCAAGGCTTATCTGCTAAAGGTACGTTCCAGAACTTACAGAAAGACCTCAATTCAAGCAAACCTAAAAAAGCATTAGCCGCTATGAATGGTTTCTTTGATGTGTATGCCGACATGTTTGAATTGTCTAGCCGCACTGCCGCGTATCGCATCACTCGTAATAAACTTATGCGTGAAGACAAACTGTCTGAAGAAGCCGCTAAAACTCGTGCGGCTGCGTATGTGAAAAACCTTGCAAACTTTGAACAAGTTGGTGAGTGGGGGCGTGGTGCTGGCGCAATGTTTATGTTCTTTAGACCTGCCGCTACAGGCGCGGTACGCGCTATTGAAACATTAGGGCCAATGCTCCGCAGTACAGATGATGCAATCTTGGATTTGCCGCCTGAAGTGCGCAAAGATGAAAAGGCGGTTGCTGAATTCCGTAAGAGTCATGAAAAGCAACGCAAGGCCGCTAGAGCTATGACATTGAGTCTAGCTGGTTTTGGTGTTGGCATGTACTTGCTGTCTATGGCATTGTCAGACGATGATGATATGGGGCGTAACCGTACTAAGACCGACGACATTAACCGTTGGGCACGTTATGCTCGATTCCATATCCCCGGAATTGAAACCCCAATTCAGATTCCTTGGGGATTTGGCTTGGGCGCATTTGCTGCGGCTGGTGCGCAAGTTGCCGCTATGGGTACTGGGCAAGCATCTATTAAAGAAGGCTTCAGCAACACATTGTCTGTGATGATGGACTCGTTCTTACCGCTGCCAGTATCGCGTATCAACATGTTTGATAACTTCCCCGCATGGTTGATGGACTCTGCTCTGCCGTCTGCGGCTCGTCCTCTGTTTGAATGGCAGATGAACATTGATGCTTTGGGTCGTGAGATTTACAACAACCGCCAAACTCGTGTGGGTGATGCATACACAGGTGGCGACAACATTCCTGAGTTGTACAAGTCAGCCGCCCGTACCCTTGCAGATGTTACGAACGGTGCTGTGGATTGGAGTCCTAATACGTTGTACTTCTTTGCCAATAACTATGCTGATGGCCCGATGCGCATTGCGCAGACAGGCATGAATATGGCTTTGCTTGCATCCGGAGAAAAAGCGTTCAATCCTAAGACAGACACAATTTTGTTTGATAGCTTCTTTGGATCTGCCTCAAACTACGACGCTAAACAATTCTCATCTATTGAGAAACAGATCAAGGATATGGAACGCAAACTTAAAATGTTTGAGTCTAATCCAGAGCAGTTTGCAAAGTATGTTGAAGCTAATCCAATGGATGAGTATCTCGTCAAGATGTACAACGAGGGTGTGAATGGGCGCTTGAAAGAGTATCGAGAAGAAGCCAACATGGTTCGTAAGATGCCTGACCTCTCTCCCAAAGACCGCAACGATGCGCTAAAGAACATTGTGCAGATGCAGAACTTTGAGAAGCGCCACATGATCGATGCGTTTGAAGCTTTCGACATCAAGCCCTAACGCATGCGCCATGCCCGTACACCAAGGACACCGTCCTTGGTTGTTACAAATGTTTTCACTCTGACACCCGCCTTTTTGGAGGTAGTGTCTATTATGAAAAGCATATACGCAGGGCGCATCGTAGGCACAAAGAAGCTATCCCCCACTCGCAAGGAGTGAAAGGGGAATAACCATTCAGGCTCATTCGGTGGTTGTTGTGGCGGTGGTGTCTTCGTCATCTTTGAATATCTGACTGATGTCCATTACAACTTTGTAGGCTTGCACGTTGGTAGAACCAAATGCCGCTTTCCATCCTGCCGCCATCTGCTTGCGTGACTTTTCTTTCAAAATGCCTCTACGCTCAAGCTCACCTTCAAACCAAGTTGGGCTAAGTTTATTCTGACGTAGGTATTCTTTGACTGCGCTGGTAGACAACCAAATCACACCCTCATCCACATCGGCAGTAATGCTCAGCGCATTGCGAGGCTCCATGACATGCTTGCCGTTACGGAACACCAATGCATTTTGAATGTTCTTATTGATGAAGTCACCGAGTACGCTCTCTGCTTTAGACTCATCGTCCTCTGCCCTGCCATCGATTAACCGGATGAAGCCTTCGCCTACAACAGTAAAGATGCGGTCAAGGTCAAACTCAGTCAGACCCATATTGTTGGTGATCTTCCCTGCAATGCGTGTTGTACTAATTAGATTAGACAGAAAACGATATTCTGCGTTCTTTGAATACTGCTCACCAACAGACAGGTATTCTGTCTTGAGGCGTTTACGCAGTTCAGGTACACCTATCTTAAACAACTCTGGTATGTACAGCGGCCCGGCGTGACCGTGATGGGTTTTCAATGATTCAAACATTAACAAGCCACGCTCATCCGTTAGCTCATACCCGGGAACCATAGGTTTGTGAATGGTTGGCTCAAGGATACGCATCTCTTCTGCATTTGTGTCACCTTTAAATGTAGACATCAACTCACGAAGCTTTGTATTGGTTGTGATAATTGCAATCAGTTTAGTTACATAGGTTGCTTCTCGCTCTTGGTTGGCTGATGACATCATCCGCAGTTTGGGTTGCCCTGATGAAATGTTATAGGCAACATGGGATACCACTTTACCGTCTGTATTTGACTGCTCGTCTAGTCCATAGAGAATGTTCTTGCAAGTCACCATGCGGTTGATCAACGCATTCTGTGTAGCATCAAAGATTGACAAGTTCTCAGGGTGTCCCCAAATGCTCAGCGCACCGTATAACGCGCCTGTTTTACCGTAGCCTGACTTTCCATACAGCGAGAAGATCACACCGTTGATGTTGGTAAACTCAATCAATGGACTAGCAAATCCGCAGAGAACTGCAAATGCATGCCACTCATATCCGGGATCATTGAATAGTTTCATAGCGGACTTCCAGCCCTCAAGCGTGCCGCCTTCCTTGATGTTGCGTACAACATTCTTTGAGATTGGCGACGGTGGGCAGTAACGAATCTCTCCTGTGTTCATGTACTCATTCGTGCCTAGCACAAACGATTCATGTGTCTCGGATGTCCACCCTTGTTGCACTCTCATTATGTCTGCCCTTTTCGTGTTAGTTAGAAACGTTGACCACTTCATCAAGTAGCTTGCGATGCGTGGTGCTTGCGCAGGTTCAAAAGTTACACTGTTGTTTGCTAGTGCTTCTTTGAGTTTGTCAGTGGCAGCCACAGAGCGTAGCGGTAGTAGGAATTCATTTACGCCATCATGCGGTAGCTCGACTCGTATAAGCAAGCACTCGCCATCATGAGGACTCTTAAGACGTTGCACTGGGTACATTGTGAAATGCAGTAGCAACTCATCAGGGTCTTGCACCATGCCTTTCTTAGTAGAACGTGGGGGAGGCGTGAAGTACACACCACCATTAGCCCCGCGAGAGTATGGATACAGGAAGTCAGGGAAGGCTACATATTTTTGGGTATTCGTTTCGAGCCGTATTGGTTGCGCTTCATCTTTGGCTTCTCCGGCAACTGCGGGTTCTTCAACAACGGCCTCAACGGATTTGAGGACTCGACCAAGCTCAATAGGCCCCCGCTTACCGAGGACTGATCTATGAGGACATCCATCACACCCCCCTCTGTTTTCTCTTTCAAAGGCATCACAACTGTGCGCCCACTTTGCGCTTGAGATTGATTGGGCGCGTTTGTTCTCGACGTTCTGCCAGTCGTACCTGTCGTCATGGTTTGACATGTCATGGATTGCTGTATCAGCATCTCTACACCGAGAGGCGACAGATATTCCAGCGTACCACAACGGCTCTGGACAACCATTCGTGGTGAGGATTTGTTTAAGTTGAGCACAGCCAGTCCCTTCTATTACGCTCTTGTACGCAATAATTCCAAAGTCATATTCAAAATTGCCGTTCAGTTTGTCGTAGATTGCTTGGGTATCTTCATCAAGTCCTTTGGCAACCTTGGATAGATCAAACTTCTCTTGGACTTCGCCAAGTAGTGCGGTAAATAATTCAAATGGATTTGCATCTGCGTCTTGTATAACTTCACAAGGTAGTGGGTCTCCTTTTAAATTCCTACTCCCAGGGGCCCGCAGTATGCGTGCAGCATCCGCTGTAACTGCCTCATCTATTAGAAAGCCATCGTCTAGGCAGAGTTGTTTGAATTTCTCTGCGTAGGGCTTCCAAATATCCGTTGGTACTTCATCAGTGAAAGGCCAGTAAGCGTGTACGCCACGTCCGGAATTTACAATTACAGGTAACGGCAACTGCTTTTCTGCCACAAACTGATGCAGTCTAATCAGTGCGTCTTCCCATGTTGGGAATGGTTTGTTTTCACCACAGTCAAGGTCAACGAAAAATGCTCGCATGAAGATACATGCATTAGCCTTGCGTTGATACCCTTCAAATGTACCGACTCCAAAAAATGTATTGAAGTCATCAGCATCAAACTGTTGTATATATTCTAGGGCTTCATCTAGGTCTTCAGTAAACTTGGGACGGACTACTCCGTCTTTCATTCCCACCACACAGATGTTGCCCTGCGTTGGCAATACTTTCTCGTAAAATTGTTTGTTCATGATCGCAGAGACAAAAAGGGCGGAGTCCGGCTCCGCCCGTAACAATAAGGACAGTTAGTCCGACTCTTTAAGCGAACTGCTTTTCAAAGGACGACCTAGAATGTCCTCTGCATAAGCCTTCGCTTGCGCAAGACTGTTGACAGGCAACAATCCGCGTCTTGTATCCTCCTCTAAAATGTCAATAAAGACTTCAATCTTGGTACGAGTGTTAGGCCGTATAGCCCCGCCCCTAAACCACGCATGTACAGTCATGCGTGAAGTCTCAAGTACTTCTGCAACATAAGATGCATTCAACCCTGCCGCGATGCAATGCTTCGCCAAATCGATGCCAAGGTTGTACTTGCCGTTGTCTTCGTTTACAAGATCAACAAGTTTGGGGCTATACGTTCTGACCATTTACTTCTTAGCCCACTTTTTAACAATGTCACTCACATCGTCGGCAGTCTCAGGAGTTGCCTTGCGAGTTGTTTCGCGCTTGACTGGCTCTGCTATTTCAGCTTGAGCAGGTGCTTCAGCTTCGCTACCACCATCAGTCTTATAGACTGTCAAGCGGATAGCGTTCTCTGCCGCAGGAGTCTTGCCTTGACGCGCAATCACATCACGTACGTCTTCCGGTACGGCACTGACTGGAGCAAACAACAGACGAGGCACGGGCGAGTTGATGTCAAACTGCATCTTGGTAACGATGCGACCTGCTGATACATTGTTGTTAGCCAACATTTGAATGTATGGTCTAAAAGGCCATTTACCGCCTTCTTCTTTACCAAATGCGCTAGTTGCCGGTAGCACCAACTGATACACATCGCCTGATGGATCATTAGGCAATACCACAGCAATGCGCCATGACAAACGGCAAGCGGAACCTGTACCGCCTTGACCTGAACCCTTGACTGACTGAGGACACTCAGCGCAAGTTGGCGCACACGGAGATGCGACCTCTGCGTCAGGAACTTTGGAGTCGTTAGACCAGCAAGCAGGGGACAACTTAACGCCCTTCTTGTAGGATTGGTTGTAGTATGTGCGTGATGCTTCATGCGCCATCTTCACAATCACTACATTCATAGAGTTGTCTGTATTGACACTCTGCTCTTTACCGCCAACGATTTTGCGGAATACACGTCCCTCAATAGAGATACGCTTGTTGCCTTTGGTTGCACCACCTGCTACTGCAAGTGTGTCTTCGTCAAGGCCGAGGCCAACTAAATCAGATGTGCCGAGAATGGTTGCGAGTTCGTTACTCATTTTGGATTTCCTTAAACTAATGTTTCACTGGTTGATGAAGCTTTGCGTACAACAATATCGTATTCACGCAATGCATTTACTCCGGGGGGTAGGCCATCGCCCACTCTCTCAGACATAAATTCTTTGAAGTTGCGCTGATGGATACGACGTTCAAGCAGATCAATCGAGCCTTCTAACTCAATGAACTTTTTAAAGTTGTCCCAATCAGTGCAGAAGAAACGGTCTTTGACTTGGCGTGTAACTGTACCACTGTGTGTCTTAAATCCGTTTTGGTTATTCTCATTGCAAATTGCCAAAAGTGCTTCTTTAATTGATTCCATAGCATCTTTCAGTTCTTCGTCTTGAGATTCGTAGGTTGCCTTTAATGACTCGCGTAGTCTGCGAATCTCAAGGTAATCTGATACTAGCTCTTCGGTGTCATTCACTTTTCTCTCCTTTGATTTCTTCACGATACAGGTCTACCAATTTTTCGTGCATGTCCACTTTGCCCTGAAGCATTTTGTACATACGCCTTTCCACCTCAGACCCTTGGAGGTGTATTACTGTCATCTTGTTCTTTTGACCCACGCGATCAATCCGCGCAATGCACTGTAGGTAAGTCTCAACGGACATTACAGGCGACCAAAAAACTACGATACTCGCGGCAGTGAGCGTGACACCGTGAGATGCAGATTGTGGCTGAATTAACAGCACTTGCGGATCATTTGTTGTTTGAAAACGATTAAATATTGCCGACCGTTTGTTGGCTGATACATCGCCTGAAATAATCTCTGTAGAAACGTTGTCTTTGGTTAACGAATCTTGAACCAACTTGATGGTGTGCTTGTAAGGAATGAACACGATGACCTTGTGCAAGGCTTCATCCATCACCTCTTTGAGAACCTGCAATCGCGGAGATACATCGAACTCGATAATGTTGTGGTCATCTGTATATACTGCACCACCTGATAGCTGAAGCAGTTTGGTCAATGAAGCCGCAGCATTTACTGTGCTGATTGTCTCGCCAGCCGCCTGAATCTGCATCTCTTTAACAAGTTCCTTATAGTATGCTGATGCTTGCCCCGTCAAAGGTACTTCGCGTGTTTGGTACATCACATCAGGCAAGTCTAGGCATTGGTCTTTCTCGTAGCGGATTGCAGGTTGCAACGCCTTGAATACTGTATCTCGGGCAGTGGGCTTGGGATACCACTTAAACCTAGATGCCTGAGTCATCACCATGTCCTTCCAAGCAGTCTTGTACTTAGGAACATTGGATGGGTTGACTAGCTTGGCTAAGCCAAATGCGTCTTCGGGTGATTGGGATGCGGGTGTGCCTGTCATCATCCACAGATAGGTAGAGGGTTTGATGATCTTGGCAAGAGTTTTCCAACGCACAGTGCTTGGATTCTTATATGCATTGGCTTCATCGATAATGATCAAGTCAAAATCTTTAGCGATAATCGCTTCGCGCTCAGCGTTAACACCATCATAGTTAATAATAACAAAGTTGTAATCTGCTTGAATGACTCTCCTACGCTTTGAGCCGTGGGCTATCGCGCATGTGCGGTGCATTGCTGTCTTAAAAAGATCGGCTTGCCATGCGCTTTGCATAATAGAAAGCGGGCAGACAACCAAGACTCTCTTAATTAAACCTTGGTTCATGAGGTAGTCAGCCGCCCAGATTGCCGCAGAAGTTTTGCCTGTACCCGCTTCATTAAAGCAGAACGCCCGTCTGTGAAGTGTGAGAAACCTAGAAGTATCTCTTTGGTGATCGAACGGTTGGAACATCCCGGGCCAGCCGTAGTGTTTCTCAATGGGGGATGGAATCTTATGGGATACATCTAGCAAGCGTGTGAGTGTTTGAACCTCTTGGATTCCCCAATAAACAAGCACCTGTACATGGTTGCCTGTCGTACCTACTATCTCGCTCTTGTCAATGTACTTGGTGATCTGATCAGCCATGTCATGTGAGCAATACAAACGCAATGCAATGTCGTCAACTATATCCATACTATCTTTCAACTTGTTAGGTGCAGGGATTCCACCTGCCCCACCTCTCTTTAACGTCTGCGTGTCCTAGACGATTAGTCCTGTCGTGGGTGAAAGTGTTAACTCTAGGAGAGAAAGCCCCACCGACTAATTGACGCGGTTACGAGGCCAGCAATCTGCAAAGCACGCCTCTGTGTCCACTCACGCCTTACGACACATCTCTATTATGGAGTCTTAATCTTAATTGTCAAGTTACTTTTTGAAAAATATCGTAGGTGTTTTCACTTACGCTTCTCACGTTTACTAACTTCAGAGACTAAGTTTCCTTGAGAGTCACGCTTGAATGAACGATTCTTTGCCACGCTTTGAATGCGCAAACCGTCCTTGTTTGAACCACCTTTGTCTAAGGCGCGAACGTGGGCTACATCCTTGCCTTCTCTGCGATCTGCCTTACCGTTTCCATTAGCATCTGCGCCTGTCTTGTCGATTGAACGACGACCGCGCTGACGCTCCATCCTACGCTCGTGTTCACCTCTAGCTTTCTGCTGTTGGTATTCTTTGGCATAGGGTCTAGGTTTATTAACGTAGGGCATGTTACCTTCCTTTGTGGTACTCGCATGTATTAACTGGACACCATCCACACAAAGGTGTGGGGTTGGCTTGCCATGTATCTGTTTCAAACGAATTATGCAACCGTTCAAGATTCCAAGTAAAGTCTTCCCAATAACTATCTATCTTTGGGCGCTCATAGTCAGAGGTCACAAAGTGTTCGTGGGCTACAAACAAAAGCCCTGCCTTGATATGCGCCAACTGAGGGAAATGGGCAAACGCCATGAGTGCCATCAACTGTAATTGTTTTGGATCAGGGTACTTGTTGCTTCCGGTCTTGTAGTCCACGATAAAACCTTGATCCTCATTGACAACTAGCAAGTCAGCGATACCGCGAACCCAATAATCCTTTGCGCCAAATGTGCAGGGTACTTTGTCATAAGTAAGCGCCATGCGATGCTCGGGGTACTTGTCCCCTTCCATGTCACGCAATGGGTCTAGCTGTTTACTAAAGTGCGCGTAATTCTTGACAAGCGGAGTACCATCCTTAACATAGTCTTCCAGTGCAGAGTGAACCTCTGTACCGTACCGCATTTCTTTGGTTGGGAACTTTGTAAACCTTTTTAGTACCTTAACTTCTTGATACTGTTTGGGGCAATTTGAGTAATCCTTGAGACCGGAGTACGACCATTTAATTTCAGATGGGTGCATGATACTGACTTTGACTATGAGTTTTTGAAGCCCTCATCGTACCATTTCTTTTATCTTCGTCATAGTGTCCAATAACGTAATCTTTGACGATTTTGCCATTCTTCTCGTCGCCAACAAGCATAGGCTCGACCCATGAACGTAATCCAGATTTATATGTTCTCCAGTGACCTCTTCTCCAGTGCTGCCGTGGAGAGGCGTGTGTCCCTTGAGGTATGCTTGGTAGATCTCTTTTCTGTGCAGTGATTGAGATCAAGCGGAACTCGATCAAAGGCTTCTTGCCCTTGCGCATCTTCTTCTCATTGACCTCTATGTCTCTTGGAGTAGGTACGGATATATAGACTTCGCCTGTGTGGTAAGTCATCATATAGATAGCTCTTAGCACGTTGTATATTATGCTTCCAAGTTTTGGAATCCACTTTTCTTGAGAAATATGGGTTTGACTTGCTACTGAAAGTACTTGTGTCTCTCCATCCAAGAAAACTTCCACGCCAGTAGTAGCGATGTGCAGGGGCTTGTTAACATCTTCAGCCAAGAGTGTGTGTATAACTATTGCATCCCCGTGTTGGGTAACAATAAAAAAAGCAAGTCTGTTTATAATGCTACCAAATTCATCCATGTACGAATAAACATGCTCTTCGGTTTCATACTGTCCTGTAATAACAACAATCTTGGGGAACGGTAATTTTATCTTGCCTTCCTCAATAAATATATTCTCAAAGTCCGGAGGGGTTTCAAAGTCCCGTTCAATTGCTATCTTGGGGTACTTAACAATAGCATTGACCACTTCTTCTCCCGCACCTTCCAAACCAACCCATTCCTTTTGCTTTACAAAATCGCATACTTCGCCCATTATGAGTCTGAGGCCATCTTTTATTCTTGGGTCTTCTAAACCTTTTCTCAGGGATTCGTACTTTGTATTAGCCGCAATGCGACCAAATGAAACAATTTTTAAATTTTCAGGGTTCTGTGTACTTTTAGTTTTGGTCACAGCAAGTTTGTCAAATTTAGTCATCAGCAATCTCCATAAGTTGCACCCGCTTTTGCTTCACACGCGACAGGTAGCCCACTCGCCCATGTTGGCGGTTTGAACATGAGACCAGTTATGACCTCTAGGGCTATGTCAACCTTATCTTCTTCTACAACCACGACTGCGGCATCATGCACAGTCAATGCAACGCGATACTTATCATTGATCTCAACCATTTGAGTACCCACGATTATTCGCGCCAACGCTTGAACAATGTTCTCTACAACTCCACCACCCCAAATGGATATCTCGCCTCTGCGTGAGTCATAGACAATCTGTGACTTGCCATCCTTCTCTGCTCTTCGTAGGTTTGGGTATCGGATGCGCAAGTTATTAGGCAAGATGATGCCTTCCGCGTCGTAGAACACACAACCATGCTGACCGAACGATAGTGGCTTATCAAACTTGTTGTTCATCATGTCCTCAAGCAGTTGATCAGCTTCATGCCACAGGTCAATGATCTTGTCGTTCTTCTCTCGATACACACCCACGATACGCTTACACTCATCCTCATCAAGCTTAACGCTGACTGGCTGCGAGGTTGATAGTGTGTGTTGTAACTTCAACGCTCCAGTGCCGTAACCCAATCCCAATATGCAAGTCTTACCCACGAACCTTTCAGTTGGATCTTTCTTAGATATTGGGCGCTCGTAGATACTGGATGCAAATACAGAGTACACATCCTCACCATCTGCGAATTGTTTAACCACATCATCTTGTCCCGCAAGCCACGCAAGCACGCGAGCCTCGATCTGCGATGAGTCAGAGTTAATTACTAGATAGCCCTCGGGCGGGATGATTCCCTTCTTCAAGGCTTTCTTTTTTACATCACGGCTTGGCAAGTTCTGAAAGTTAATCTTGTCTGACCCTGACCATCTACCAGTATGTGCGCCATAGTATTTCAGGGGGACAGGAATCATTCCTCTGTTGCGCTTGCCTATGTCAATGAATCGTTGGATGCGTTTTTCTTCAAGGGTTGACTTCGTACCCAGACGTACTGCGCACAGGTGTTGGATAAAAGTATCTTCATTCTCAGTTAACGCAATGAAGCCTTCATCCTTCTTGGCTAGTGCGGGTACTTCTTTGCCAGTCGTAGGACTGTTCTTGAGTGGTACAGTCACGCCAAATCCTTCTAGCACCTTGGCAAACTTCTGATTGCTAGAGAGTTGCTTACGCACCTCCTCCTCAGTCGTGCATTCAAGCTTCTCCATCAGCGATGAGAGTAACTCGCTCTGCTCCTTGCGTAGATCATCAAGGCGTTGCTGAAGTGTTTCTTCATCCACATAAAGCATTGGATGGGTGAACATGCGCAAGGTCATGTCTATTAGTTTGAGTTCCTCCATCGGGAAACCCTTAGACATATTATTGAACAGTTGGTAGGTCAACGCGACATCGTTACGGCAATACTCTCCGTATTGCGCTAAGTCCTCGGGAGTAAAGTCCGAACGTGTCTTGTCGATAGCGGCAGTTACTTCTGTACCTTTCTCACCTATTCCATATTGGAGTGCGAGCTTGGCCAGAGAACCACCGACCTCCACACCATGTATAGCTCTCGCCATACATAGCGTGTCTAAGTAAACCATTGGAGTGATACCAAAGTGCCACTTCAAGATCGCGCCATCAAACAACGTGTTGTGGGCAAGCATCATGCTATTCTTCCAGTCGAATTGCTTCAGCCACTTGCGTGTTGCTTCGCGGTCTCCCGAGAACCATACTGGCTCACCAGCGTCAACCTGTACTGCAACCCCAATAACTTCAAACCGCGAGTCTCTGATGTACTCCTCCGTGGTCTGAGTTCTGAAGCCTAGGTCTTTGCTTGTGTAATAGGTCTCAAAGTCAATGGTGATAAGGCTCATTGATTACTTAGTAGAGTTGATTTCGCGTGTTAGATACCATTGCGCTTTGCGTAAGTCTTCTAACTTGCTGCCCTTGTGACCAGCTCTCGTTAGATACTTAATTACATTACCAAGGTTGTAGTTCAGCTTCTTCGCTTCGATGAAGTCGATGGTCTCGATGCCACCTGCCGTGTAGTGAGGCGGTTGATTTACAAGATCAGGGGTAGCTGAAACTGTAATACGCTCGGGGGCTTCCATGCGAATCTTATCGGTAGGTTTAATACGAACCTCTTCCAACAATGCCTTAAAACTTTTATCCGTGGTGAAGGTAGTTAAGGGAACCGCCGGGGTAGTCGGTAAGCGCCCAGTTGCTTTAAGCTTGTTCTTGATGACGTACAAGTGCTTAATATCAATGCCTGTTGCAGAGGCGACCTCGGCATGTTTAGCATCGGGGAACTTCTCGTAGTAACGACGTGCTTTTTCGGTGAGAGTGAGTTTGCGTTTTGTCATATTGACTTTCTTAATTAAGGTTTGGGATTGATATAGTAAGGCTTAGTTTTTATTTGTCAAGTGTTTTTCTGAAAATATTTTTGTCCTTTCATAATATTGTTTAGGGAATGGGTCTTTCTTATCTAATAACTTTCTTAACCATTCAGCACCACCAAGGTGATTAAGAAT